CTTACACTTCAAGAACTAGCTGAAACAAAGGAGTTAAAAGAAATAACATCAGCCGATCAACTAGTTCCAGGAGAAACTTATTTTCTTGAACAGGGAGATTTTATAGGCTGTGCTACTTTTTATGAAACTAAGCCTCCTAAAAAGATAGATGGAGGGCCCAATGTATTTGTACCAAATTCAGAACCATTAGCTTACTTTGATCCTTTAGCACGGTTTTTCAAGAACAGATATGATCTCTTTAATGCTTGCAAAGAAGGAAATGTACAAATTTATGAAGAGATAAAAAGGTCATAGGTGCAGAAATATTCGAGGATGACGAAAATGAAAATTAAGATCTTTAATTGCGTGGGCGACGCAGAAGACGTGGAAAAAGAAGTAAACTCGTTTATCAAAGATAAAAAAGTCATAGACATGAAATTTAATGCCGATTCTAAGAGTGGATTTGTTGATTGGGGCTGGCTGTTCGTTATGTACGAAGATCAGCAAGACTTGTCCAACTACAAGTTCATTGATGTGATAGATGATGAGAGGAAAAATATATGATTAATAGAATCGTATTAACAGGTCGTTTAACTCGTGATGTTGATTTAAAGACTACTGGAAAAGGAACTAGTGTGGGCATATTTACACTTGCTGTTAATCGCAGATTTACCAACTCACAAGGCAAAAGAGAAGCGGACTTTATAAATTGTGTTATTTGGAGAAAGTCTGCTGAAAACCTAGCTAAATTCACTCACAAAGGATCTTTAATTGGAGTAGATGGCAGACTTCAAACCAGAGCTTATGATAATAAAGATGGCAAACGAGTGTATGTGACTGAAGTTGTAGTTGATGATTTTTCATTACTTGAACCTAAAAATACTCCAGCACAAGAGTACAATTCATCGGATCCATTTTCAGAATCAGGAAATATTCAATTAACTGAAGACGATGTTCCATTTTAGGAGGTAAATCAATGCTATTAGATGGTGTAGAAGTAAATCGCGATAATATCCATGATTGGGGAATTCCCCGCTTAGAAGGATTTAAAAAGCTCTTAGGTGAAAATATCCACTGGAGTAGAGGTGATATGCACGAAGAGTTGCTATTAATCAAATTAATTGATATCGAAATTGGACGTCAAGAGGTTGTGCGTGAAGCAAATGAAGAAGCGCAAATTTTAAAAGATGCTCTAATTAGTAAAGCGGGACCAGAGGTATAGTTATGGTTTTTAAAGATAAAAGAGTAATTCTTAAATTAGTGACCGAGGAAGGAATAACTTCTAAAAAATATAGTTTTAGCTCAATTGGCAAAGCCGAGAAATTTCTTGGACGCAAGTCTTCATATTTGAGTCAAACAGTTAGAGAAAGAGGCTTTGCTAAAGATGTAGAGGGTAATTGGTTTGCAATCGTCAGCATTGATGGGAAGAACGTTGTAACTAAAGATAAAACTAACAATTTCTACCAAAAATATTTTGGCAAACGTATCACAGAAGACGAAGGCCAAAGAATTATTAAACGGAGAAAAATAATACACGCATTGGTAGCGATTAATTTGAAATATGATAATCTCCTGCAAGCTTCAGATAGCTTGGAATTTAGCCGATTACAAGAATTGGTAAGGTAGAGGGGATAATATGACTTTTGGAGGGATAGTTGTGGCTTATAAGCTAGAAAATATAGATATCGACAAAAACAAGACTGCAGAAAAGGTGCGTGCATTTTTTGACACCGAGTTTCAAACATATCTTAATCGCGCAGGGATGCACAGAACAGATCTTTCAAGTCCGCAATTAAATCCTTCAGGAGTGACATCACATGGAGGTAATTCTGCTGAAAGTAAAATGATGCAGATCTTTGAATATCAAGCTAAGTGTTATGCAGTTTACCAGGCTATTGATAATTGTAGTGAGAATCGCGCTAGAAATAGATATAACCGATCTATTTTGAAGTTACGATATATCAGCGAATTAGAAGATTGGCAAGTGGCTGACAGACTGCAATTATCCCTTTCTAGCTGTAGAGAGAAAAAGAATCTAGCTCTGTGTGAATTTGCTGATAGATTGCCTTATTGGGCTTATCAAAATGGAGTTAGATTACCTGAATTGCGTGTTTTTAAAAATAAAGAAATGGTTCAGAAGTAAAAAATGCTGGCGGTCTTCTGGCGATTTAGTGGCGAAAGTCTGGGGGTAAGCTGGCGCAAGATGGTGGTATATTGATATTGTCAAAAGTTTAAGGTCAACCTCCTAAATTTTGACTGCTAACTATTCTAAAGATTTCTTCTAGGGTAGGTAGGGTTCGACTCCCTATCTACTCGTTAGCAATGTAATCTCATGTGCAAGAATATAGAGCTTAGGTTCATTTAACGATTGTATACAGATCATTGCTATTTATAGGTTCATATGTCAACGGTAGACGGTCGGACTCCAAATCCGATAATCTGGGTTCGATTCCTAGTGAACCTGTTGTCCGTAATGACGTTAAACTAATTTTATTCATCTCAATTAAGTCTGGTACTTTGTATCAGGCTTTTTTATAATTATTTTGAGGTGAATAAAATTATGAAGAATGAAGATATAGAAAGAATTGCTAATAATCCAGAAATTAAAAAATCAATGAATCAAATTAGAAAAAGTCTGAATTATGGTGGATATAATCCATTAGATAAAATTCGGTGGCATAAAGAAGAATTGGAGAGTAAATCTCAACATGCACAAATTGAATCAGTAGAAATCTTAAGAAATATTGAAGCTAATACTGAATACTTAAAGACTATAGTTGAATTAATTCATAAAAATAATGCTAATCAAGAAGAAATGCTTAACGCTATTAAGCAAATTTTAGATATAGCTAGTGCATCAAATAAACAAGAAGTAGAAAGTAAGTATAAAAAAATTATGCAAAATATTAGTAATGTAGCAGAAACAGGAGCTAATCTCGCTACTTTGACACAGTTGGCTACAACAGTTTATCAAATTGTTTTGAACTTACTTTAAATATAATATTTTTAAGTCAGCATAAGCTGGCTTTTTATTTTGCATAAAAGGTGGTGAGTAGGTATTACTAAGAAATTAACACAAAAGCAACGTAGATTTATTGATGAGTACATTATTTCTGGTAATGCTACTCAGGCCGCTATTAAAGCTGGATACTCTAAAAAGACTGCACGTAAAATTGGTCAAGAAAACCTAACAAAACCAGACATCAAAACAGAAATTGAACGGAGAAATGCTGAAATTCAATCTGAAAAGACTGCAGATATGACTGAAGTAATGGAATACTTAACCTCGATCATGCGTGGTGAGCAAACTGAAACAGTTGCAACTTCAAAAGGTTTGTTTACAGGCGTTGAAGTATCTGCAAAAGATAGAATTAAGGCTGCAGAACTTATTGGTAAACGCAATGGCGCATGGACTGATAAGAAAGAAATATCTGGAGATTTGAATATTGATATTGGAGTGGGGGATTATGATGACGAAGATTAATTTAAATTTTCCGCATCCCTCAAGAGTGTTTAATAGACAGATCTTTGATAGCCTATTTGATTATAGCCATTTCACTGAAATTTGGTATGGCGGTGCGTCAAGTGGTAAATCACATGGTGTAGTTCAAAAAGTAGTACTTAAAAGTTTGAAGCATTGGAAATATCCGCGCAAAGTTTTATGGCTAAGAAAAGTTGATCGAACAATTTATGATTCAATTTTCACTGATGTAGTAGATTGTTTATCTAGTTGGCAGATATTGCCTTTATGCAAAGTTAATAAGTCTAATCGTACGATTCATTTACCGAATGGTGCGATTTTTTTATTTAAAGGTATGGATGATCCAGAAAAAATCAAATCGATTAAGGGACTTTCTGATGTGGTTATGGAGGAAGCAAGTGAATTTACTGCAAATGACTACACACAATTAACTTTACGTTTGCGTGAACCAAAACATAAGCAAAGACAAATCTTTTGCATGTTTAACCCAGTTAGCAAACTTAATTGGACTTACCAGACTTGGTTTGATCCCAATGCGGACTACGATAAAGATCGTGTAGCAATCCATCAATCAACTTATAAAGACAATCGTTTTCTTGATGCTGAAAACATTAAAACTATTGAGGATTTAAAGCGCACTAATCCTGCTTACTACAAAATTTATACCTTAGGCGAATTTGCTACGCTTGATAAGCTTGTTTTTCCTTACTTTGAAACTAAACGGTTGAATCCTCGTGATCCTAAATTATTAGCGTTAAATGATTATTTTGGGCTTGATTATGGGTTCATTAATGATCCAAGTGCTTTCATGCATATTAAGTTAGACATGAAGAACAAAAAGCTCTATGTCATGGATGAATTTGTTAAAAAAGGTCTGCTTAATAATCAGCTAGCGCAAGTAATCAAGGATATGGGCTACAGAAAAGAAATAATTACTGCTGATTCGGCTGAAAAGAAGTCAATTGAAGAAATGCGCAGGGCTGGGATTTATCGCATTAGACCCGCTCTTAAAGGGCCTGATTCGATTATTCAAGGTCTGCAATTCTTACAGCAATTTGACTGGATTGTTGATGATCGGTGTGTAAAAACGATTGAGGAACTGCAGAATTATACTTACCTCAAAGATAAGAAAACAGGTGAGTATATCAATAAACCAATTGATGCGTATAACCACTGCATTGATGCTATTCGTTATGCAGTGGAAGAAGAAAATGGTCATAGCAGTACTAAGGCCAAAGTTATTAAATCATTTATTTAGGTGGTGAGAGTGTGAAAACAATTGATTTTGGTAATGATAAAGTTACAAATAATGGACGCTTCATTTATCCTGTGGGTCAAAAAATGTCAGGTAATGAATTATTAGGTTTTATTTCTTATAATGAGAATGTTTTAAAACCGCGCTATCGTCAGAATATGCATTATTACTTAGGTAAGCATGATATTTTAGATGAACCAAATGATAAAACTGACAATATCAATAACAAGTTAATAGATAATAAGATTAAGCCGTTGGAAGATTCATACAACGGCTTTTTTGCTGGCATCCCTCCAGTAATTTCGGCTGAAGATCAAGTGATTAATGACATGGTTCAAGATTGGAATGATGAAAATTCATTTCAAGATGAACTAAATGAAATTAGTAAACAAGCTGATATTTTCGGACGTTCAATTGTGTTTATCTATCAAGGTGAGGATAAAAACCCGCACTTAATGCATTCGAGTCCTGAACATGCTTTTATTATCTATGATGATACAGTAGCTCATAATCCATTAGCCTTTGTGCGTTATGAAGTAGATGATTTAAAGGATTGGACAAGCGCGACAGGTCAACTTCAGTATGCTGACAAAATTTACACCTTTGTGGGTCAAGAAATTATTGAAGATACTGAGACAAACGATGCTGCTGTTAATCCATATGGCTTAGTACCTGCCGTTGAATTTTATGAAAATGAAGAGCGTCAATCAGTTTTTGAACAAGTTATTACGCTTCAAGATGAACTTGACCATGTAATGAGCCAGAAAGCTAACCAGATTGCTTATTTTGATAATGCTTATATGTTTATGTTTGGTGTGGCGTTAGATGAAGACGAAAATGGTAATCCAATTTTTAATTTTAAAAAGAATCGTTTGATTTATGCACCTAACATAGATCCTAATAGTGATCCAAAGGTAGGATTTCTTCAAAAGCCTGATGCAGATAACATGCAAGAAAATATGATTGATCACTTACAAAAATCAATCTACGAAAATACTGAAATTGCTAACCTTCGTGATGAAAACTTTGCTAATAATGCTAGTGGTGTAGCAATGCAATATAAATTGCTTTCAATGCAGAACAAAGCAGATAGCAAAGAACGCAAATTTACTAAGGCTTTGAAGCAAATGTATCGAATTGTATTCCAAACCTTGTTCAACAATGATAATCAACGAGAGCAATGGTCCGCTTTGAAGTTTCATTTTACTCGGAACTTGCCTGATGATATTGCTTCGATGATTTCTGCTGCTAAAAATGCTGAAGGAATGGTATCACAACAAACGCAGCTATCATTATTGCCATTTGTTAAAGATCCACAAGCCGAAATTGAGCAAATTAATAAAGAAAAGCAAGAAAACATTAAGAATGCTCAAAAAGCTGCTGATTCTTTACCTGATTATATGAAGCAAGATCAAGAGGGTGATTCTGATGATCCAGAGCAATGATTATTGGAAGAAACGTGAGATTGCTGAAAAGGGATGGCAATTGCAGGTTGAAACCAACATTCAAGCTTATAATCAGCGTATTGTGCAAATGTACCAGAATGCTATTGATGATATTAATCGTCAAATTAAATCTGATCTTGCTTTTTCAGATGGTAAGTTGGCCACTGCTAAAGGGATGCAAGAATTTGAAACTCTCGCAAAAGAAGCGGTTAAAAAGGCTAATGAGCTAAGAAAAAATGGATACCATGTTACTCGCAAAGATTTTTCTAAAGATGTGAATGATCGGCTTAAGATTTATAATGCAACAATGCGGATAAATCGTAATGAAATGCTTAAATCTAAGATTGGTGTTCACTTAGTCGATCTTGGTGTAGAGCAAGAGGCTGATTTAACTAAGAAGCTATGGAATGACTATATTAAAGAAAAAGAGCGTCAAGCTGGTATTTTGAAAGTTACGGCTAAATCTAATTTGTGGACTTCAAAAGAAGTTCAAGAACAGATTGCTAAGCAAATTGGCGGTGCAAACTTCTCAAAAAGAATATGGGCTAATGTTGATAGTTTAAAGGGTCAACTTGATGGTTTAATCTCTAGCGCAATTATTCGCGGTGAGAATCCTGTAAAAATGGCACGATGGTTAATTGATCAAGTATCTAGTACCGTTACTAATCAAAGATATGCTGCTGAACGACTTGCGAGAACTGAAACCGCACGGGTGCAATTTGAAGCACAGAAGAAATCAATTAATGACAATGGCTATAAATACGTAAAGTGGATTGCTGAAGGTGCAGCATGTAAAATCTGTCGTGCAATTGCTGATAAAGACAATGGTTTTGATGAATATGGTGTTTATAAGGCTAAAGATGTGCCTGATATTCCTGTCCATCCTAATTGTATGTGTTCGATTAGTGCTTATTGGGTGGGTTGATGAACGACTATGATAAATAGCCGTTTTTATTTTGCCTTTTTCCTTGTGTGCAGGCATTAAAGAACACCATGTGTTAGTTCCCCGAAACTTTAAAACGTGAGTTATAGAAAGGACATTTAAATATGCCAGAAAATGAAGCAAAAGAAACAACTCCTATTACTGAACCAGAAGCAAAAGCTGCAACTTCTGATTCAAGTAACAAGGAAGAGTTTGAAAAGATTGATGCGGATAAGATTGTTAAGCCTTATATTGATCGAATTACTAAAGAACAAGCTCAAAAGAATAATTACAAAAACAAGTATGAAAATGCTTTAAAAGAACTTGATCAATTAAAAAAGAATGGCGGTAAATCTGCTAAAGATATTACTGAAAAAGATGAACGTGTTAAGGAAATTGAAGATTTAAAGAAGCAAAACGCTGATTTAAATGCTCAAATTGCACATTCTAAGACCATCAAAGACGTTAACAGCATTTTTAAAAAGGCTGAATTGAATGTTGATGACGACATTCTTAATATGGTAGCTAATACTGATGCTGAAATCACTGCTTCTAATGCAAAAGCAATTATTAATTTAGTAAATAAGGCTCGCGAAGATGGTAGAAATTCAATCCTTAAAGGTAAAACTCCACGATCTGGAGGAAATAAAATTAAGGATCAAGACACCGATTTAAAGCGAGCCCTAGGTTTAGAGAAAGGATTCAAATAAATGCCTACAACTGATAGTGAAGCCAAAGGCTTTAATTACGTCACAAAAGACGGAAATTTATTAGATCAAAAAATTACTGCAGGTTTGTTTACTGCAACATTGGGTACCCCTGATGTGGAATTAGTGAATGGTGGTAAGTCATTTACTTTAAAAACGATTAGCACTACTGGTTTACAAGCTCATACTCGTGGTAAAGGTTTTAATTCAGGTAAGGTTACTGATGAAAAGACCATTTATACTATGGGACAAGACCGAGATGTTGAGTTTTATTTAGATCGTCAAGATGTAGATGAAACTAATAATGAATTAGCAATGGCTAATATTTCTAATGTGTTTATTACTGAACATGTTCAACCTGAGTTAGATTCTTATCGTTTTTCTAAGTTGGCTACATTATTTGATAATGTTGATAGTTCAGATACTGAAGGTACTTTACTGGCTAAGTCTCACAAGGTTGAGGAAGCCTTGGATACAAGCAATGTATATTCTCAATTGAAGACAGGTATTGGCAAAGTTCGTAAGTATGGAACTCAAAATTTGGTAGCATATGTTTCAAGTGAAGTTATGGACGCTTTAGAACGCTCAAAGGAATTTACTCGTAATATTACTAACCAAAATGTAGGAACCACTGCGCTAGAATCTCGTATTACTTCTATTGATGGAGTGCAATTAATTGAAGTTTACGAACCAGATAGATTCATGACTAAGTATGATTTTACTGACGGTGCTAAACCAACTGAAGATGCTAAATCTATTAACTTCTTAGTAGTAGCTAAACCTGCGGTCATTTCAATTGTTAAAGAAAATGCTGTCTTCTTGTTTGCTCCAGGTCAACATACTGAAGGTGATGGTTATCTTTACCAAAACCGCTTATATCATGATTTATTTGTTAAGAAGCATAAGCGCGATGGTATTTTTAGTTCAGTAAAAAAATAGCATCCCCACCAGTTGTAAAACCAACTAATTCAAGTGGGGATAAAGAACAAGGTAATAAGTAATGAGCGATCAATTAACAAAACTAAAAACGGCTTTACAGATTACTGATGGTGTTCATGATGATCTGCTCCAATTGTACTTAGATGATGCTACAGATTTTTTGAAATTACGTCTGTCTTTAAAGGAATCTGATAGCTTACCTGGTGCAATGGAAGCTATTGTTCGTGGTGCTGCAGTTAAAAAGTTTAATCGTTTTAAAAATGAAGGAATGTCGCAATACTCTCAAGATGGCGAAAGTATTACTTTTAGTTCAAATGATTTTGACGAATGGCAAGACGAAATTAATCAGTGGAAGAAAGATAATGCTGGAATCAACAAAGGAGTGTGGATTAATCCTTATGAGGTATGACACTTTAATTAGCTTTTGGAGTGAGGGTAGTAATAAATACAATCCTCAAACTCATAAACATGAGAAATTACCTGTGAAGTTAAATGAGCAGTATTGCAACATGACTGATCTAGGAACAGCTAAACAAGTGGAACTGTTAGGCGAGATTAAACAAGGCTCTAAAACCATTCGTATGACGGCTTTGCCACCTTTTAAGTATGATTACATTAAAATTGCTGAAGATCCTCATACATATCGTTTTGTTAATTCTCTACACGTTCTAAAAGGCTATGCAATGATTGTGGGGCAAGATAATGGCTGAATTTAGAATTGAGGGCATGACTGCATTAGTGAAGCGACTAAACAGTTTGACTTACACTGGGTCTCAAGCACGAAATGTTATTCAAAAAAATGGTGCAGAACTTCAAAAAGATGCTCAAAGTCGCATGACTAAAAGCGGTGCTTATGTTAAAGGCTATTCTACTGGTAATACTAGACGAAGTACTACTTTATCTATTGAAGATAGCGGAATGACTGCGATTGTTGCACCAAATTCCGAGTATTTCCCTTATGTTGAATATGGCACGCGTTTTATGGAAGCGGAACCCACTTTAGGTCCTGCATTTCGCCGAATAGCTCCTATGTTTAAAAAAGATATAGAGGATATATTGAATGAATCCTGAGTTAGAACTATTTGATCGCTTATATTACTACTCACAAAATGAGTTAAATTACGATACTTATGATCAATTACCGCGACTTGAAGCAAATTATCCATTTATTGAGCTCGCAGAAACGGAAAATAATTCAATTAACACTAAAAACGCATATTCTGGATCAATTATGCAAACAATTAATGTTTGGGGTGATCAAGATATGCGTTTTAAAATTGCTCAAATGATGAATAAGTTTGTTTTAAATCGTGTAGTAAGCAACCATTATATTTTTAATTTAACCAGTTACCAAAAAAGAATATTACCTGATTCAAGCGTTCCAAACACTAGGTTATATCATGGCGTTTTAACGCTTGTTTTTGATTACATGAAAGGAAGTAAATAATGGGTGAAGTTCAAGCGTTAGCTGGTAAGCGGATGGTTTCATACTTCCGTTTACTGAAAAATGCAAACAAGGAAGATGCTGAATTAGTCCCACTTGAAGGGGACTCAAGTCTTTCACTTAAACGAGATACTAAATCAGTAACAACAAAATCTGGCAATATCAGCACCAGTTCAGGTTTAACTACTGAAATTGATCAAACATTTTATGAAGGAATTTCTAAGGTATCAGATGAATTTTATGATGCTATCTTAGAAGATCAAACTGTTGAATACTGGCTAGTTGATTTAGACCGTCAAAACAGTGAAGGAAAGTTCTGGTCAATCTATGCTAGAGCACGAGTTACTGAAGATAAACCAAGTTTTAAAGCTGATTCAACTGCAGAGCGTTCTCCAAAGATGTCTGTAATCGGTACTCCAAAGCGTGGCTATACTGCATTGTCTGACTATGATAAATCAATGATTGATTATGCATTCCGTGGTATTGGTAAAGTTGCTACAGATGCTAAAGAAGATGGTACTGATGGTAATGGTACGCCATACGATGGAGCTAAGGCTTTAGAAGATAAAGTACCTACTGAAACTATTGGTGAAGATGATAAAAAGGAGACTAATCAATAATGCAAATTAAGATTAATAATAAGTCATATGATTTAAATTTTGGTATTCGTTGGGTTAATTTAATGAACCAAAAGCACAATATGAATCAAAATGGTTTAACTCAAGGGATGGGTATCAATCAAGCTGTTGCATCCCTTATGCAATATGATCCAGTTGGTTTATCTGAAATTATTTTAAATGCAACTTGGATTAATAAGGATCGTCCAACAAGTGCAGATATTGATCACTACTTAGATACTAATGCTGACATCAAGCAACTATGTGACGGTATCTTAAAAGAAATTGAATCTGCTAATGCTACTAAGGCTCAAGTAAAAAACGTCCTAAAGACTATGAATCAAGCCCGTCAAAGAGCTATGAGCAAGAATTTAGGGAGATATGCTTAAATTCTTTAGCTTATTTAGGCTTTCATAGTCTGCGTGATGTTTATGCAATGACTTTAAGTGAGTATTACTTAAGGTTAGAGGCTAAGAGCCTGCAAGATGTAGAAAGAGAATATTTCTTAGCAAAACAAGCTTGGAACAACATAACTGTTCAGAATTGCGATCCTGATACTGGAAAATCAGTTTATCACGACTTTGAGCAGTTTTTTGATTATCAAGGCGCAATTGACAATGTGCGTACTCAATATGAAGAAGGTTATAAGCCTAAGGCGAAAAAGAAGGTAAGTAAGCAGGACGTATTTATTCAGCGGATCAAAGAGTTTAAAAAGCTCCATCCCAAGAAAGGAGCTAACTAATGGGAAATGAAGATTTTAGCATTAGAGCCATCCTTTCTTTAGTTGATCAGGGTTTTACCGCTGGATTAGATGCTGCCGCAGCTAAAGCTAAATCATTTGCTGATGGTTTTAGAATCTCTATGGAAGGTGTAGGGACTGGAATGACCGTGGCTGGTGCTGCGATTACTGCCGTAGGTGTTAAATCCATTAAAAGCTTTGGACAATTTGAAGCTAGTCTAAATCAAGCGGCTGTTGTTGCTGGAGGGACGGCAAAAGATATTGGTCAACTTGATGATTTAGCAAATAAAATGGGTGCTGATTTACCTTTAAGTGCGCAAGACTGTGCTGATGCCATGATTGAAATGGCTCGTAATGGGGCTTCAATTAAAGACATAAAAGAACAGTTTCCTGCAATTGCTCAAGCTGCAACTGCTGCAGGTGCAGATATTAAATCTACAGCGGGTGTTGTCCAAGAAGCTATGAACATTTGGGGCAAATCTCTAGAAAGTCCTCAACAAGCCGCTGCTATCTTAGTTCAGACTGCTAATGCTTCTAATGCTAGTGTTGAAGATATGCAACAAGCTTTGGCTACTATTGGTGGTTCTGCTGGTCAAGCAGGTATGAGCTTGCAAGTAACTTCGGAAGCCATAGGTCTTCTTACGAATAAAGGATTTAGTGCGGCTCAAGCTTCTATGGATTTAAACCACGCTATTTTGCAAATGATGGCACCATCAAAAGTTGCTAAAGATGCTATGCAAGATTTAGGGATTAGTTTTACTGATGTACAAGGTAAAATGAAGAAATTCCCTGATATTTTGCGTGAATTGAATAGTGCTTTGAATGGGTTGAATCCTGATGAAAAAGCTCAAAAGCTAAAGGCTATGTTTGGTACTGCAGGGATGCAAGCCATTGTGCCTTTACTTGATACAGTTAAGAATAAGACTAATGATGCTAAGGTTTCTTGGGATGCATACGCAAAAGAACAGGATAAGGCTGCAGGTTCAACTAAGAAGGCTAATGCTTCTTTAAAAGAACAAGCTAATGAAATGCAAAAGAATGTTGGTTCCAGCATTGAACAACTTGGCGGTAACTGGGAAGCGTTGAGAAATAAATCAATGAAGTCAGCCCAAGACATCAATGGGGCTTCAATTAAGAATGCGAATTCTATGCTTCAATGGGCAACTGATTCCAATTCAGCAACTGCTCAATTTATCCGAGGATTTATTGGATTAAGTCCAGCAATTGGTACTGCTACAACTTCAATTGGGCTATTTTTAAGAAATGCTAGAACAATTGCTGGTGTTGTTGGTAGTGGAGTTTATGGAATCAGTAATTTTATCAAAGTTGGAGCTGGAATTGTTCAAGTTGCTAGTGGAGCGAAAACTGCAACAGAAGCTTTTGGTGCTTTAGCAGACTCATCTCACCTTGCTGCAGCTGCTCAATGGGCATTTAATTCAGCAATTTTGGCTAATCCTATAACATGGATTGTGGTTGGAATTGTGGCAGTAGTGGCTGCATTGGCTTTATTCTTTACTCAAACTAAAACTGGTCGTCAATTATGGTCTAGCTTTATTTCATGGCTTAAAAATGCTTGGAATGCTATTGCTCAAACCGCTCAAAATGTTTGGAACTCAGTAGTTCAAATATTTAATGGCGCAGTTAGCGGTGTTCAAAGCGCATGGAATGGCATTGCTTCATTCTTCAGTGGTCTGTGGAGTAGCATTGCTTCGGTTACAAGGACTATCTGGAATGGAATTGTTCAAGCTTTCAATGCGTATGTAAATGTCGTTAAAGGTTTTTGGGCTGGCATAGCTTCATTCTTTAGTAATTTATGGAACGGCATAGTTTCAGTAGCTAAAAGTATCTGGCAAGGATTAGTTACTTTCTTTAATCCATTAGTGACTGCAATTGCTAACACTTGGAGAACTTTAGTTACTGTAGTTCAAAACGTCTGGAAGAGTATTGTAGACGGTGTCAAGCCAATTATTGCAGCACTTAAAAATTACTTTAGTGCTTTGGCTGAATTTTATCGCACTATCTGGACTGACATTGTCACTGTAGCTAGAGTTATTTGGCAAGGCTTAGTAAATGTTGCTAAGGTCGTAGTTTCAGCAATAAAAGCCGTGTGGAATGGAATCAAATCATTCTTTACTGCTTTATGGACTGGTATTGTTACAGTTGCGCGTGTAGTATGGCAAGGTTTAGTTATTGCTTTTGGTGCAATCGTTGCTACTGTCCGCGCAGTTTGGAATCCAATTCGAACTTTCTTTATTGCTTTATGGACTGGAATAGTTGCTGTAGCAAGAACTGTTTGGAATGGACTAGTTGCAGTCTTTAGAACTATTGTTGCTGTGATTAGAGCAATCTGGACACCAATTAGAGCTTTCTTTACAGTTTTATGGCAAGGAATTGTTATTGTTACTCGAACAGCTTGGAATGGGCTTAGAGCTTATATTTCTACCGTATTTAGAGTGATTCAAACAATTATTCGTGCTGGCATGGCAGTGATTAGAACTGTCTTTACCGCTGGCTGGCGAATCTTAACTACAATTGTTAGTGCAGTTTGGAAAGCTATTACTACAGTAATTTCAACTGCTATTAATGCTGTAGCTGGGATTATTCGGGCTATCACTGCAGCTATTCAAGGCAACTGGTCGGCTGCTTGGAATGCTGTTAAAGGTGTTGCTCAAACAATCTGGAGTGGAATCACTTCAATTGTTACTACGGGTATCAATGCTGTAAGATCAATCGTTCAAAGCATAATGAATGCCGTTCAAAATATTTTCAGTACTGTATGGAATGCAATCAAAAATATTTTTAATACGGGCGTTGATTTCATTAAAAATGCTATGAACTTTAGCTTGTTCTCTCAAGGTCAAGCCATCATGAACTCACTGTTTGATGGTTTGAAGAATATCTGGGAGAATGTCAAGAATTTTGTTGGCGGTATTGGTAACTGGATTAAAGAACACAAAGGCCCAATCAGCTACGATGAAACATTGCTTATCCCTGCTGGTATTGCAATCATGTCTGGATTAAGTAATGGATTAAATACTGGTTTTGGAGATGTTCAAGATTTAGTTACAAGCGTAGCAGGGGTTATTGCTACTCGTGTTAGCGATGTTATGACTAATGCTCAACAAATTATGAATGAGTCTAATCTTCAATTACCAGAAATCAATTCCGAGCAGTTCAGTGATTCTGTTGACCGACTCAATGCTAATGTACGTAGTAATATCAATAGTCAGATTCAAGTCAACAATAGCAACATGATGACTAGAGTTAACCAATTACTTGAAAAGATTGCAGATAAAGATACTACAATGGTGCTTGATGATAATACTTTAGTTGGCAAGACAACAGATAAGTACAATGACAGCTTAGGAGATCGAGTTGCTAGAAGGGATAGATGGTCAAATGGTAGATAGAACATTTTCGCAGTTTCATCATGAACCGAAGCCCGAATATAATTTTCACGACATCAATACCTATAATGCGGATAACTATGAATTGAATCCAGATGCAGGAATTGTGTTTGGCCCATTTGATTCTGTTCAGCATGGGTGGTGGCTATCGAAGCGCGACTTGTCTACTCCTGAAGAATATGAAATCGTTGATTCGGTGCCTTATATGCAAGGTGAATACGACTTTTCCGTAATTGACAAGATAGGTGAACGCTACTACAAAGAACGAGAGCTGAAGTATGAATTTCTGATTGTGGACGATGACCCACAATACCGAGAAGGAGAACTCCAATCCGCTAAGCGGGAACTATTTTATCCTGGTCCATATAATCAGCAAGACCAATTTGACGTTACTGATAAAGTCTTAGACACTGGTTATCCGAGTTATTACTTTAAAGGTAAGTGTAAAAGTGTAACTGCTTCTGACGATGATGAAAAAGGAGTTATGACTGTAACAATTGAGTTTAAAGTTTATCCTTATGCAGTTGCCCGTCATGATGAAGGTTCAGACATTTGGGATGAAATTGACTTTGACCACTATGCAGATAATGAAACAGTTGTTCATTTAAGTGGGGAGCAAACTAGTGTAGTTATCTACAACTTTGATAAACCAATCAGAACAACAATGGTGGTAAATGGTAACTTTACTGTGGGGACATCGCAACATCATTATGTTTTGGATTCCTTGCGAACTGATGGAGTGGAGAAGAATAATAACAAAGAGTTTATTCTTACCCATGGTGTTAATTACATCAGTGTTGAAGGAACTGGAACCATTAGGTTTAAGTATAAACGGGAGGTTATGATTTAGTGTATACAATTATTGGATACAATGGTCCAAGAACAAAAAATAAAAATATCATCTATGATGTAAGTAAAGAAACGTTTGTTGATGCAGCTAAATTAACTCTCAAAGACGGTAGTATTGATGATCTTGAAATTACTGTAAACAAAAAGAATTGGCTTTACACTCACAACCACCCGTTTAAAACTCATGTTGAAGTTTATGACGATAATAAGCTTATCTTTAGAGGTCGAATGCTTAAGCCTACTAAAGAAATGAAATCGTCAGGTATGTTTTCACGTACTTACACATTTGAAAGCATAGAAGCTTATTTGTTAGATAGTGCGCAACGCTGGTATGTAAATGCTGATATGACAGCTACAGATTTGTTGAAGCATATTCTTAAGTGGCATAACAAAGATGTTTCAGTCAGTCATCAGGTTACAATTAGAACTAATGATTTTGCTAAATCAAAGAAGACACACTATATAAAAATTGAACCAACTACAACATGGGACGCACTCAATAATATTCTTGTTAAGAAGTTTGGCGGAAAGCTAAACTTCTATTTTGATGCCAAAAAGCACAAGAACTATCTGGACTACCTAGACACTAGTAAAAAAACTTATAAAGATTCAATTACTCATAGCTCTCCATCTTTAGCGATTGGAACTAACCTTAAATCTATCAGTTATGAGCAAGATCCAAGCAATGTCATTACTAGACTTGTTCCTTTGGGTGCTGAAATTAAGCCTAAGAAGGTTCGACTTGGTGATGATACTACCTTAGAAACAGATTCAGAAGGACATGTCATTGTAAGTGGAGCAACTAAAAAGGTTCATGGTTCGTGGCGTTCGGCTATTAGGAATGCTGCCAAGTTAATGGACGCAAATGTTACTGCAACTGATGTAAAAAACATCTTGGGGTTAATTCAGCAAGAATCTAGTGGTAATGAAAAAGCAGTAAACGGTTGGGATTCGAACGCCCAAAAAGGCACACCTAGTAAAGGACTTCTGCAATTTATCAAAACTACTTTTGACCATTATGCAGTTAAAGGCTTTACAAATTGGCTAAGTGGGTTTGATCAATTGATGGCGTTTTTTAACATTCCTACGTGGAAAGATGAAGCTACTAAATATGCTAGGTATAAAAGTTGGTCTCCTCCATTTCTCAAACCTAGATTTACCAATGGTCCTCCTCATAAGTATACGAGTAAAAAGCATTTAAAAACTCTTAACAAATGGGGCTGGCCGTTTCCTAGTGCTGGAAAGGGCAGTTTTTTGGATGGCCAACTTTTTGGTAACCATCCAAGTGCTGCTTCTTATCGTGGAGGTCATGCTTTTCATGATGGATTAGATTTTGGAACAAGAGATCATAAGGGGACCTATGTTCATGCAATTCATGGTGGAACGGTAATACGCGTTGGAAATTACGGCGGTATTGGCTGGGCTATCATTATTAGATCGAGTGATGGCTACCAAATTGTTTATCAAGAAGCTTTTGCTACTAGAGCCAGTATTTCAGTGAAAGTTGGAGATACTGTTAAGACCGGTCAAAAAATTGGTGTAAGAGATAGTTCTTTAGAACACTTGCATATTGGAGTTGTTAAAAAGCCTTACACTTGGTGGCAAGGATATAATGGTGGACATTCCTACGAAAAGTGGCACTGGCTTGACCCTCTAAAGCTTATTGAACATGGAGGACAAAAAGGCGATAAGGCTAGTTCGGCTAAGTACTATACTCCTAAGAAAACAGGCGAGAGAATCAATATCAAGTCTGTCAACAAAGGCAAAGATTACTTATTAGCAGGGAAACCGATTCTCAAAACCGATGATATGCTTGATAAATTTGGCTATATTGCCAAGAACAAGGTCTTTGATGATGCTAAAACCCCTGAGGACTTACTTAAAAAAGCTAAGGCGTGGTTGAAAAAGCAGGAAAAGAACTTCAATAAGGAATCTTACAAGATCAGTGCTTTAGAACTGCCTAGATTTGATAAATTCAAAGTCGGTCATCTTTACCCAACCTCAACAATGGGCATGGTGCTAAACAAAGATAAGTATCTTCAGATTGTTCAGAAAGAAATTGATATTCCTAACAGCCCTTATAATTCATCTCTTGAAATTGGAGAGCGCAGGACTGGGATTGCTGACTATCAAGTTGAAACCAACAACACGTTCAAGAAACAAATTGAAAGTCTGGAACATTCCATGCTGGGGCTATCTCAAACAGTTTCTAGTGTGCAAAGCGATTCAAACGATCTTGAGGACAAGGTTGACGCTAACCGTGACCATGCTGACGCTCAAGTAAGTAGAGCTAAAGGCAATACATTTTTCTTAAGGAAGGATTTTAAGAAGTATCAAAAAGACGTTAAGAAGCAGAATGAGAAGAACAAGAAAGATTTTGACAAGTTCAAAGAAACTCTAGTTACTAAAAAAGACTTGGAGCAGTTTAGAACCGAAATTGTTAATTTAATTAATGCAATGAAAGGAGATAAAAAATAATGGTCGCAGATGATACCACTCACGTTAGTGGTAAGCTCACACCAGAGCAGATTGGTGAAGCTATCAGGCATAAGAAATTTGGCGTTGACATGCGTGAAACTATTGCTCAAGCGTTCGAGTATATGCTTAGCTGGTGGGAACTGGTACAAAAGTTAGATCAAGAGTTTGACAATCTGTCTGAGGAACACAAGCAAGATGTTAAACAACTGCAAAGTGAAACTACTGCTTTTAAAGAAGATTATGACAAGCAAGTTGGATTATTTCAGCAAGCGCTAAGCTTACAAGAAAGCCAAATCTCAAAAAATGCGTCTGACATCAACAATTTGGTCGTTGACTTGCAAAACCACCTTGACCAAGACAAAAAGGACAAGGACGGCATAGACGCGCGCCTGAAGAAGCTGGAGGACGCGGTGTTTGGCTTAGCACCTGCAGATATTACTACACCGCCAATTCCTGATTATCCAAATTCGGGTATGGAGGAAATTAATTTTGATAACAGAAAGGATAAAAAAGATAGATGGTAAATTCAAGAGATTCTTTATCTAAAATTCCATCAATGAATAATGATGCCAAGCCTTATATCATCACTTTGGATATCTACAAAGAGGGCTACTGGGCTTACGACATCAGCAATTACTATAAAGGTCGTGTTGACGATAACGGCACGCCTTTTCAAGTGCGCTGGTTTGAGCATGGTCAGATTAAAAACGTTCAAGGCTTGCGTCCGTTTATTCGCGGTACAGTGGGTCAACATACTGTTGATGATGAAACCGACCCCGACAATCCAAAAGTGGTTCCTAGTCCAGATTGCTCTCAAATTGACCAAACTGGTGAAACTACTGATACAATGCCTGGTGGGATTGCGGTTTATCGCATGGTTAACCAATGCTTTACGCAGGAAGGCATGTTTTATGGCGAAATTGGGTTAAAAGATTCAAGCGGTCTGGTGCTTAGTTCTGTGGATATTGCATTTAAGGTTTTGGGCGGTCGCATGAACATGGTCGGCGCTCGCAAGTTCTATGTTTCAGAATTTGAAAAAGCAATTGATAATCTTAATGCGATTATTGAAAAGACTAAGAAGGATTTTAGTCACCAGCTATCTCAAGTGATTACTGATGCGCGTAGCACGTATAATACACAGGTTAAAAATTCTAAAGATGCTTTAAATGCCCTTGATGGGGAAATCAGGGCCAACCGTCAAGAACAAGCTAACCTTAGTGAACGCTTAGTAGGTACAGAACAACAAATTGCGGAACATGATGTTGTAACAAAAGCCAAACACTTTAGTGATATTAAAGCTATTAGTGACGCAATTAACCAACGCTTAGCAAAAATGAAGACTGCACCAGTTGGGGTTGCTGATTTTAATAGTTTAATTCAGGAATACCCGAGCGGAGCAGATGGTGTATTTATCACTCAGGACACTAAACATATTTATACTTACCTAAACAATGCGTGGCAAGATTTAGGAATTTATCAAGCTATGCAACTTGATAAAGATACCATTGAATCTATTTATGACACTAAAGGTAAGAGCTTAGGCACAGATTTAATCGCAAATGGTAGTTTTGGTACTGATTCTGCTGTTCCTGCGTTTGCAAATACTAATGATACTAACTTAAGTGTTTCGCCGTATTTGACGAGAAAGTGGCTAACCATTACCTCCAGCGGAACTAGTCAGTACAAAGGTGCATGCTGGAACATTGACAAGCAAAATGGAGAAATTTTTGGCTATCCTTTAAGACTAGCGTTTGATGTACAAAGTGCAGAAAATACAATTTTAGGAATTAATTTTGTTTTTTATAACGCTGATGGTAAGCGGTTAGGCAGTCAATCCCCTATACCATGTACTTTATCCACATGGAGATTTTTGCACTATGAAGACACAATTAAGTTTGATGATAAGTATAAAGATTGTGCAAGTATAGTCATGCAAATCATTACCAATGACTCTAAGCCAATCAAAAAGATTATGCTTACTGCTGTATCGCTTAGCATGATTTTTGACGTGCAAGCAAGCACCCAATACTTGGAAAATAAACATCGTTTACCCATTGTGACTTTTACAGGCAATCTTGATGGGATTTCTGGGGACAAATTTGTAAATGTTAGCTGGTCTTATACAAGTAAGAGTACTACTTTACAAGGATATGGAGCGATTAAGTGGCAGGGAAGTTCTTCAATGGCATATCCTAAAAAGTCTTATCGTCTTAAAACATTAAAAAGCGACTTTAAAACCAAAGATAAAATTAAAATCTTACCATCTTGGAATAAGCATAGTAAATTTAATTTAAAGGCTTATTATACAGATGGGCTGATGTCGCGTGATCCTACAAATGCTTCAATTGGTGGTGCTATTTGGGCTAGTCAAAGGAACATACCTAAGGATCTAATTGACGAAGATAATTTTGGCTTTGTTGATGGCTTTCCCGTAGCTCTATATATAAATGGTAAATTTTACGGAATTTATTCATTTAATTTACCAAGACCGGATTTTGACTATACAAAATATGCACTTATTGGAAACATGTATAACGAGTTAACACAATTTAAGAGTCAAAATCCTAACGTTAAATTAGATGGTTCAGACTTCGAAATTTTGAACTTAAATGGCAAATTAGATGAGATTAAAACGGCAGTTAATTCTTTGATTAGTTTTGTATCAACAAGTTCAGACGAGGATTTTAAGCAGTATTTGAGCGAACACATTAATTTAGAATCGGTTATTGACTACTTTATTTTTTCCAACATTATAGGCAATGGGGACGCTTGGGGTAAAAATCAAGTTTTGCTAAGTTGGGACGGCAAAATTTGGTATTGGCAACCATATGATCTTGATGTATCTTATAGCGCTCAATTTGACGGGACGGTATCACCTATGCCGACTAATTTAATGGGATCGTGGCATAAAGTGTTTGACAGAGTTAATCAACTCTATTCTGACAAAATCAAAGAGCGATATTCTCAAATTAGGTCCTGGTTAACTCCTAGCTATGTACTAGACAGATACAGGAGTAGAATCAACGAAATTGGAACAGCAAACTTTGAAGCTGAACATAATAAATGGAACAACCCTGCAAAAGATACAGAAGATTTTAAGCAACTGACAGAAAATGTATATCATCAATTTAAGCTTTTAGATAAGGTGTGGATTGAGGATTCTAGTCAAGAAATTGAAATTCTAAAAAATAAGGTTGAAAGCTTAATGGCACAAAAGAAATAGAAAGGCAAAAAAATGAACGAAGAGACAAATACACCAGTAGCAAACACTACTGATACCCAACCAACTGAAACAGAAACCGAACAAAAAAATGTGGCCACTCCACCAAATGAAGTAAATCAAGCAAATACTGAACAAGAAAAAGTGGTCAAAACCGAAAGTGGAGGGAAAAGCGAACACTCAACACCAACTGCAACTGAAGATAGGGCTGCAGTTGATAGCCCAGTAAATACACCTGATAAGCCCACGGAAACTTTGTCGACGGATACTACTCAACCAGATAACCCAACAGAAACAAAACCTGCCGACACTCAACCAACTACCCCAGCAGAGCCGAAAACTGATCCCGCTATGCCAGTAAAGCCCGACCCAACACAAACCACAGAGCAGCCAAAGAAGCTTGCTGACGTGGTACCAACTACCTTAGTCTGGATTTCGGGAATGATTGGCAGTCATCAAATTGACTGCGCTGGCCCGATTGAATTGCCATTTGCGCTAACTAAACCCGAGTGGCCTTACACACCCATCGCTCCTAACCCTAGCTACACTAGCCAAGTGTTTGACTATGACAGTGGCACATGGGTAGCAACTGACGCTAAGAGCCAAGGGCAACAGCTTACTGACTTAGGCAAGAAGGTTGAAGCATTACAAGAAGACAGCGCAAGTCATGACAAGTCTGCAGATCAAACCCAACAAATGGGCATGCAACTTACAAAAAGCATGGCGCTCCTTACTACTAAGCTCTCAACTATGGAGGGTAAACTTGATACTCTTTTAAACACAAAGGACGGTGACAAGTAATGGAATTAATTATTACTATGGTCAAAGAACAATTTGACTGGGGCTGGATTGATGAAGATTACATCAAGAAGAACTATATGCAAAATGGTTTATTCACTTCTGATGACTACAAGACCGTCACAGGTCAAAATTATGTAGCATAGCTAGGAGGGGAGTCGCCTAAGAAATAAACAGTACGAGAGGGCGGCTGGTTAGTAAGATGAAAGATAAAATCAAAAATATTTTTCCGCTTCATCATCCTCAACACATTGTTTTAGGATTAGCCTTAGTTGGGATTGGCTTAATTCTGATTTTTAATGACTACTATTTCTTTTGGCCACCGTTCGTAGCCCAATTTCTTAACGATGACTTAACAGGTGGTGTATTCATCTTTGTAGGGAGTTTGCTAATCAAATGGGCTATTGATAATAAAAATTCGATTGCTGTTAATCGCAATCTTCTTATAACTTCAGCAGGATTACTGGGTACAGAAGCAACTGCAGAATTTGTACATTGGCATGTATCTGGAGACCCCCACATGTTTATGACGGGTTTTGCGATGCTAATTATTTTGTTATTTACATTTTCAATCATCGGCAGAAGTCAAAAGCAGTGAGTGAGGTGGTGTTGTGAATTTTACAAACGCGCTACCTTACATAGTCGGTATACTCACAGCACTGGGAGCTGGAATCAAGTGGATGTATGGAGCTTTACGTAAAGAGAGAGACCGTTACTTTGATCTTTATACAGAAAAAGAACATGAAGTTGAAGAGCTTAAAGATCAAGTAAATAAGTTACAGATAAAAATAGTTAAGTTAGAAGCGTCTAAAAAGGACGCTTTTTTTGATGATGGAGGTAAAAATGACAATTAATCAAATTTTAGATTTGGCACTTGTAGTAGTGTCTGTGGCTTTAACTGTAATTGTGGCTGTTTATACTAAGCATAAGATTGAGATTGATAGAAAGGTCCAACAAGGCAACCAGATTGCAAAAGCTGAACAACTTGTCGCTAGATCAGTTGCACCACTCGTATATCAAGCCGAAAAAGATGGCGGTAATGGTGCAGAAAAGTTTACCCAAGTTTTAAATGGCATTTTGATGATTTTAGACTTGGCTCACTTGCCACACCCAACTGCTCAATACCTACAGGGAGAAATTGAAAAAGCTGTTGCTGCCATGAAGCAAACACAGGGCTTGATTGATACAGTAGACCCTAAGGAAGATCAAACTAAGGTAATTGCACCTGCTAAAGAAAAGAGTGATACTAATGCTTAAAATGGTTGATGTTTATTCTGAAAGTTCCAGGAGTTTTGCTACTTTAGCTGGCGTTGATGTTACTATGGTCAAGGCTACACAAGGGACTGGTTATGTAAACCCTTATTGTGATACTGATTATCAGGCCGCTAAAAAGGCTGGTAAGTTACTGGGTGTATATCACTATGCTGGTGGTGGCAATCCAGAAAGTGAAGCTCAATACTTTTATAAAAACGTCAAAGGTTATGTGGGCGAAGCTGTTCCAGCCGTTGACTGGGAATCTGGCGAAAATGCAAGCTGGGGCGACCACAATTGGGTTAGAAGATTTGTGGATGAGT